AACCACCGCCACCGCTTCCTTCCCCCGAGAGTCACATTCTCCACCCATTATGCCTATCATCATTGTCGTTAGTAGCGCTATCGCGATGCAAGTCATTCCTAACTTTGTCGCAAATTCACAAATACTCATCCCTTACCTCCTGTTGCTTGCTCGGCGATCAATGATTCCATTGCTTTCTTCTCGGTCATAGCAATGCCGTATCCCATCTTGTACCCATCTTCGTAAGCCCTGCGCTTCTCCCTCTCCAGCTCCTTGACTCTGGCCTCTAGCTTCTGGTTTTCCTTATTCTCAAAATCAATCCAGCCTTCCTTGTCTTTGATCGTAGCTTTCATGTTGAGAATGGTAGAGTCTCTCTTGTGAACCTCTCGCTCCAGCTCCTTTACTCTGGCTCTCGCTTCATCCAATTCCTCCACGGCAGTATCAAAGAGATTCTGCATATCACCAGAATCAAGTTTCCACCATGCATTGCAGTCGTCTATCTCCTTGCATAGAAATGCATCTACAATACTCATCCCTCACCTCCTGTGCTTTGTTCTGTCGGAACTGATTGTGGCATGGGCCACGATATGCTCCCGAATGGAAATCCAAAAAACGCCCCATTACCATACCTAGCATATATAAACCTACGCATCCACGGAAGACGCTTTACTCGGTAAATGTCGAGATTCACCCCAAGCACGCCTATCCGTATAAGTCGTTTGCCGTGTATAGACACGTTGAGCCATTTACACCCATAAGTGTGCTTATCCATTTCAGCGGAGCATGGGTTAAGCGTAGCGTCAATGTCTGTTTTTCTGTTCATTCTGATTCCTCCTTATTGTTTGGTACTGTCGGTTTGTTGCAGAACGCCCTCTCGAATTTCATCCTGCAAGCGTTCGCCGTCCTTCCGTTCTTAAATTCCTCGTTAAGTCTATCTGCTACCCATTGCCAGCCAGGAAAGTGCCACGCCCATCCGTTGTTCGCAAGCTCATCTAGTTTATCAAGCTCACCGTCTATGCTGTCGTCCCATCTCATCCCTCACCTCCATGTTTAAGTTGCCGGAACGATATCATTTGCCCTGAGGTTGTCAAACCATTATTTCACTATTTCCAAGCGCTGCGGGTCTGCATAATTCGAGAGAAACGCTCGGACTCTGTCTCTATCGGCTCAATTTCGTGGTATCGTCCGTCAAGAACAGCCTTTTCTTCTTCCTGCTTTTTCGCCAGGAGCTCTTCTATGCGCTTCAGCGCTCTTGATTTCTCTTTCGGCTCTGTCATATCAGTCCCGCCTCTCGGAGCTTCTCAAATGCTTCCGCTTTTTCTTTCGGGTCAGTAATGCTCTCATAAGCTGCAAGAATCTGCGAGTTCCATTTCTCAACATTCGCCGTCGATGGGGCCGCCCCCGTGAAGCCGGGGTCAAGGAACTGCTTCGCAAGATGATTGAGAGCTCCGTCTACGCCGTCAATCTGGTCATCATGCTCGCAAGTCTCCGAGAAGCTCTCAGCTTCATCCAAAAAGTCCTTGTTCCATTCGCCCTGAACCAAAAAGACGTTGCCGGCCTCTGCTGCTCGAGCCAGAGGCTGAGCTCTTACGGTTTTGGATCCTGTCGAGCGTATCCCATCAAAGTCAAAGCCAGGCAGAACGTTCCGGGCATAGCTCGAAATGTTGTCCTTTCCTGCGCTGCCCCCTTCCTCTTCCATTCGGATTTGACACTCAAACCCGTCCATAATTGCGTCTTGCTTGATTAACTGTTCCACGTGGAACGAAGATTTCTGGAACCTATGCACGTCCAGAATAAACCATTGCCCGTCCTTGAAGCCAACCTTGGCGCCAACAGTCCAGTCAGGATTTTTGCCAGGGGCTGGCTCTGTTGCGGCCTTGTCCCAGAATCTGCAAACACCCATCATTTTCTCTGGAGCCTGCGGTATAATCTGGAACCACTCACGCTTAAAGAGCGTCCCGCCGGCTTTGATATGCCAGTTCCCGCCCCGCTCTGCATCTCCCAGAAGCCGCTCACGTTCGACGGAGCCTAAAGCCTTCAGGTTGGACAAGTATGCTGGATCTTTTTGAAGGAGCGCCTTGTTATCATAGACTGATGCAGGAATAAAAGTAACGCTCTTCGGGTCCCCCTCGTCGGCTTCTGGATTATCTTCGAGAGCCTCTCGTTTCGTGTCGTACCACTTTTTCACGTCACCGCGCCTCAGGAGCCAGCGCAACTTTCCGGCTTTGCTGAGATCAGCATAACCGTCGTCAGCTATCCACCAGTCGATGAACTCAGCAACCCAAGAGTCTGCATCAGGGTTGCAAGTGGCTCGCACATAGCCTCGGACACCAGACATAGAGCGAAGCCGAGAGAGCATGTAAAAAAACTGCCCCTCAGTGAAGTGGGTAAGCTCGTCCCAACCGATAAACGGGATTTGTGCGCCCTGATACTGAATCTTGTCCGCCTCGTATTGCATGTGCTTAAAGCTAATCGTTGCACCAGATGGAAACTCCCACATAAGCTTTGTGACCAACCCCCTTGCCTGAACTGACGGAAATATATCTTGCGATGTTGACCACAGGCCGCCGGGGTTCATTATCTGAGGGTAGGTTCGCCGAAACAAGATCCCGTGAAAGGTCGGCAAATATGTGTATCTAAGGCACTCGAGAAGAAGAGCCCACGAGTTGTGTGTCGGGATTAAGCAAGAGCCAGCAAGGAACAACTTGTTCGAAGCGTCTACAGTGATGCAGCGTACAAGCCGCGGCTCTACTCTCTCAACTGCCTTGATAAAGTGCCTTCTGGTAGTAGGCCTCACGTTGAGGTTCTGGCGCTGCGCCTTTCGCTCCAGCCTGAATACGCGGAACGGTGCACGGAAGTTGATGCGATAGCGTGTGCCGCAATTCTTATTGTAAAGCATGGCGGGAGATTTAGTCATGGATGGCTTCAAACCTAAACTGGCTATGAGAGCCCTGACCCCGAAAGCAAGATCCCTGTTGACCACAGAGAACTCAAGCCTCCCGTTCCTCATGGCGGAGCCGTCAGAATCCATCAGCCCCCGCAACACCTCCAGCTTGCTATCAACGTCTGCGGTTAATATCCAGTCCGGAACGTGCTTATTATTCAGCAACCCGCATGCCCTAAGCCTTGCCGTCAGCGCTGGTACTCGGTAGGCATATTGTTGCTTGTTCTTGTACATACCTGGCTCTATAGCCTTGATAATAGCCACTTGCTCCGGCTCAGCTATAGTCAGCACTCCCTCTCTCGAGTGACCATCACCAAGCCAGTATCCTACCAGATACGGATTGATATTGCAGGACCACTGTCTGCCATGAACCGCAGCAGGCACAGCGATACTGTGATTGAGCGCCCCACGCTTAGATAAAAGCGTAGACCTGATCTCTTCTGTAGTCTTGACTGAGCCGGTCACAATGGATGGAACGTGGCTCAACCCTTGCGCAGCATTCCGCCTTGATAAATCAGGGCGCTTTCCGGTTCCTCGGGACTTACGCTTAGCTCTACGCCTCGCTCTTACCTCTGGATCACGCCTATAGTCCGCGGCGCGATCCTTTTCAGTGAACGTGTGCCATAGATGTGTTGCGTCCGCGGTAATACGCTCGCCACAATCAAACTCTACGTCATAAACCTTAACAGCAAAATACGGCTCGTGCGCCTGCAGAACTTTGGTAGGCCTGCCGTCAGTCCCGTAGACGTAATCTCCACTGGATAGATCCCCCATAGACGACCAGCCCGAAGTTGTCAGGATAGGAGTATCAACGTCGAGCGCCTTCCCGCCACCGGCTGCTCCGCCGTAAATAGCAATGTCGGCCGGCGTAGCCAGGAACATTTCCTGTCTGCCTCCTTCTTCTGGTCCGAGATGGATCAGTTTACCCGCTTGAGCTGCTTCTGACACTTGCTGTCTCCTTGATTTTCTTCTGGGTCTTTGACAATCGGGCGCCCGTTCTCGGGCAAATAGAAATGTACATTGGGAGGCTTGGCAGGACCAGTAGGGCCGAGCGCTATTTCCTGCCTCTGCTTCCACTCTCTCGGTCGCCGATTGTTCAAGATATATTGAGCCGCTTTTGCGTCAGGCGGAAGCTCAACCTCTGCCTTGGTCGCATTCAAGGGCTCCAGCTTGCCGTCAGCGCCGATTTTAGAGCGGACCTGCTGGGTTGTAACCTTCATGCCGAGTGCTCGCTTATACAGAGCCTTTTTGACCTCCAGGACAGCCCCCTCTTCTCGGGCATCTTCAAAAGCCTTGTGAACCTCTGGGTATTTCTTTCGCCAAATTCCCAAGGTGTTTTTGCTGAGCTGCAACAGGTGATTGATCTCCGTGTCATCTTTCCCGACGACGCACAAAGCAAAGATAAGGGAAGGGTGCCGGCTCGGATCGTAAACGCCATTCTTGACCGGAGTGATCTTTTTTTTACTCTTTGCCGCCACTTTTCATCCCCCCCGTACCCCCTCTAGTATCTTAGTATATGTCTTGTCTATTCTATTCTATTCTTGTCTTATAGCTAGCCCTACCCTTGGGCTAGCCTATAAAATCAAAGAAATAACGAGTGTTTTAAAAATCTTTCCAAGAAATGAGAAAACAAGAAATCACTTTTGCACCTAAAAATGGAGCGCACAGGTCGGAATTGAACCGCCCTCTCTCGGCTGGAAGGCCGAGCACATCACCACAATGCTTTATGCGCATGGTTCACCTTTATACATCGAAGCGCCTCGTTTTGCAATCTCTGAAAACGGAATAATAGGGACCGTCAGTCGCTTCTTTGCTTCAGGGTTGAGAAAATATATGTATCTGAGCTGGAAGCCGGCAAGTTTTTCGGATCCAGCGAAGTCTTTTTTGCTCGTTCCATGCTTAGCTGCCACCTCTCCAGAGGCGAGCCTGCATATGGTCGAGTTCTTCTTTATGCCTGTCAAATAGAAGCCTGAAGCTCTGTAAATCGTTCCGTCTCCGCATTGCGTAGCATCATCGAAAGAAACGACCCACTCAATTTTTGGGTAATGCTTCTTAATAAATCGCATACAGTAAGCTATGACTCGGCTTTCTCCATTTTTGGGTAGCCAGTCCGCAAGGGCCATACGGTTGAGTTCGAGGAAATTGTAAAACTCTGTGTCTTTGACCAGCGGAAGAAGGTTTCTCCTATCTATCGGCGGCCCGAACTGCAGAGCGCCACCGCACTTTCCGTCAAGAAAAACACCGAAGTGGAGCTGGGAAGTAGCCGCAACCTTGCCTGAATAATGCAAGCGCTTCACTATTCTGTCAGCGTCTTTTGCCTTGATAGGCTGAACCACGATTTTTTTAGCGTCACCCATTTAGATACGCCTCGAATATCCAGGCGGCTGCGTTTCCGTTGCTGTTCTCGTTCTCTGAGCTTTCTCCGTGGCCGTCCGCTTTCGCCTTTTTTAGAGCATCCTCTATGATTCCGGCCTGATTGTCCGAAACGGTAAGAGTCATCTTCTGGAAGCCATTTCCTGCGCCCTGAGACAGGTCAGGCGGCTCCGTAGGGTCGACACGGAAGGCTGTCATCAAATCCTCTATTGACTTCTCGTCATAGCCGGTTAAATCCATATCAAACTCGCCGAGATCCAGACCCTCAAGCATGTCCTTCAGCTTCTCTCTGTCCATCTCCGCCAGCTCAGCCAGGCGATTGTCTGCCAGCAAGCATGCCGTTTCTTGCTCTTCAGAGGCGAAATGCTGCACATCTAAAGGGACCTGATCTACATTCAGGACCTTCGCCGCTTCCAGCCTGCCGTGACCGCTAACAATTAGGCCAGAACGGGCCGAAACCGTGATGGGATAGCGCCAGCCCTGCTGCCTGATTACTTTCGCCAGGAGCGCAATCTGGGCCTCTGGGTGGCTGTTAGGGTTCAAAGGATTGGGCTTGAGCTCTGTTATGTCGGCAATATAGCGGTGAGCACAGTGAACAACTATCCCTGAAGCTTTGGGGATTTCGCTCTTTTTGGGCGCTTTCAATTTCTTTTTTGCAGGCATGCTGCTCCTTTTCAATTGGTTCCCTGTGCGGGTCTTTAACCCGCAGTCCGGATGGTGCCGGATCGACTGCTTTTCAGGGTGCACCCCTCACAGTCACAGGGCATTATTTAAAAATATAACCGCACCGAGTGCATTTGAATCTTGCCGGGAAGATCAAAAACAAGAGCAAGCTGACAGGAAAGAACAAAAGGACCAGGAGCCAAAAAAAGACCCCTCTCCCAACCTTCTTCGACTTCCTTGCGCACTTTGGGCAAGATAGATACATCAAACCCCCTTCATGGCTGCTCGCCGGCGGCGTTGGTAGTTTCGATGATACTCACGCTTTTTCTCTCTGCGCTCCCGCTGACTCAGGAGCGGACGCTTCAGATCCCAACCCAGAGCAAGCCTTGCTCTATATGAGCGTAAATACCTTGCTCCATCATAAGAGCCGTCCGGTGCCATATAGGGACCGTCATCTCGAGCACGTTCGACTAATTCATGTAACTTTAATGCCATGCCGGAATGCTACTTTTCAGATAGCTTTCGTCAACAAAAAATGAGAGAAAGATTGATCTTTTTTTCATGTTGGCGTTATTCCTTTGTTTTTTGCTGTCTTTATGTTGAAAGAAATGTTTGACAAAAGAGAAAGAGTCCTTTATCTTTGTACCCGAGATGAGAGAAAACGAAACAACATGGAGGTAAAAAAAGCATGACAACAGAAGCCAAACAGCAAGACGAGAGAGGCCCAATGATAAGCGGAAAGAGGTTTACAAAAGCTTCTCTGAAGAAGTTCGTTAAAGAGAACCGAGAGGCGCTCTTTGTGCGCTTTCTCTCTAGCTTTGACGGAATGATTGATTGCGTTTCTCATAATGACAGCGGCTGGATGAAAGCAGAGCCGACAGATAAAAACGTAGAGAACTCGCTGGGCATTTCTGGCGCATGGCTGGTTCTTGGCGGCGGCGACAGATTTCGCCCTCTGGTTGACGAGGACTTTTACGGCGTTCAGGTAAACAACTGCTGCGGAAGCTTCCAGCTTGGGGTGAGAAGATGACTCAAGTCCTGGAACAATGGGACAAATCTGATTCTGCGAAAGTAGAGTGCGACTCTTGCGGGAAGGTCCGGCCTTGCGTTCTCTTGCCGGATCCTTATCTTGAGGCCGTAATCAATGAACGAGAACTGCAGTGGTTCTGCAAGCCCTGCTTTGAAGAAAGGAAGGCGGACGTATGAGTGGAGGTTCCTACATAATAATAGCAGTAGCTTTGATCTGGGGTTTGCTCAATGTGCTATTGTGCTACAAGGAGATGGGGCGGCTCCAGAGCCGAATCAACCATCCTTGCCCGTTCAACGGATCATTCAGTTGCCGGCTGGCACAGCTTCGCCACTACGGCCGGAAGATTGCGCTGGATATACTTCTGGCGCTGCATGTCGAAAAGGCGCTCCTGGCGCTCAACAAAGCGCTCAGATGGGCGCAAAAGAAGAGAGGTTAGTGATGGCGACATGTCCAGAATGCAGAAAGAAGTGGAGAGAGTATCCTGACGAGCCGACTCAAGAGTGCCCCTATTGCGGGTTTGTTGAGGAAGTGCCGGAAGAGGAAGGAGAGGGCAGATGAAATACTACAAGATACTCAACCGGAATAATTAGAGTGGGGAAACTATGACATCAAGAGATAAGGAAGCAAGACGAATTAGGCTCATCAGACTGGCAAAGCGCATGGGCATTGAGGTAAAGCAGATATGGGAGGTAGTGAAATGAAGATAGAAGAATTATCTAATTGGGACTGGACGGATCAGGAGAAAGTCCGTGACGGATACGACTGGACAACTGTGCCGAAATGCACACAGGCCAATTTTATACAGTTGGCTACAAAGGTGAATGAGTTGATAAATGAGGTGAATACGCTTAAGGGCGCAGGGCAGAGAGAGCAGTAAGGGGGCAGAAATGATATTCGCAGCATCAATAATATTCGGCATAATCGGCATAGCGGTCATATTCGCTGGGCTGTACGTTTCGCATAGCAAGGATGATGGATGCTTTGACCTGGACGCATATAGACGTGGAGAGGGCAGATGAAATACTATAAGATACTCAACAAGAACCGCGAATCATGTCACGGCGGTGAATGCAAGTGGGCATATCGCAAGTGGATGCCGCATATTGACAATATCGAGGCTTGCAGGCGCGGATACCACGTCTGCCGTGAGCAGGACTTGGTTTATTGGCTGAACGAGGCAATATGGGAAGTGGAAATCAAGGGCGAGACCATAGAGCTGGATGATAAGGTTGTTGCCAGCGATGCGAGGCTCGTCAGGAAGATCAAGGCGTGGAACGAGAAAGCCGCGCGACTGTTCGCTTGCGATTGCGCTGAGCATGTTCTGAAGTACGCGAGAAAACAGGACAGAGCCACGCTGGAAAATACCATAGCAGTTGCAAGGCGATTCGCTAACGGCAAAGCAACAAAAGATGAGCTTGCCGACGCTTGGGACGCCGCTTGGGACGCCGCTTGGGCCGCCGCTCTGGACGACGCTCGGGCCGCCGCTCTGGACGACGCTCGGGCCGCCGCTCGGGCCGCAGCTTGGGCCGCCGAACGTAAATGGCAGACAGATAGACTGATGGTTTATTTGAGAGGTGAAGCATGAACAATAGAAAATACAACGGCCAAGGGTTTATCTCAAGTCATCCACGCTGGCTCGAAGCTTGCAGGATGATTCACAAGAAATACTGGCTCTGGATGGAGCACAAGCGACTTCGGGCCATGCAAGGCAAACTTGCTAGGCTCAGAAAGGAGCTGGCACTGTGAGATACAAAGTAGAGGGCGGACAGCGCTGGACTCTGAAAGATGAAACGTTGCAATTCATTCGACACGCAATGCACCGCAATGGCAGAGGCATGCGGGAGGTCATGGCTGAAACAAAGAGGTACAGGAAAAAGCCGCTGGCGGAGCTGCGAAGGATCTTGAATCGAGAGGAAAGGCGGTAAGCGTTGAGAGTTCATTGTGATAAATGCGGAAAGCCGCTCGATTTGCGAGAGGCCAGTCATAACGCCCTGAGCTGGCAAATCATGTTCTGGTATGTGACACTCAGGGGCCTTTGTAATAAATGCAGGGAGGTAAGCAAATGAAGAGAGCACTAACAAGAGTATGGGAGTTTTGCTCGGCTGTAATAGGAGTTGTGCTATTTGTCGCAAGAGGCGTAGACGCAGACGCCAACGACGAGTACCCGGATCAATTCAGGAAAGGCGGCCTAATGTGAAGGTCTTAATATTGTCCAGAGTATTTATGAAGAGCCACGTTCTTGCTGGAGAGCTCACAGGCTTTCCGGCTGCTTTCAGGGATGGGCGCAAGCTGCATACAATCAGAGCGAATAGGAAAGGTTATTACAAAGATCGAGAGTTCGTAAGCGTTCGAACATGGTCGGGGCTGCCTTATTGTTCGAAGCAATTGCAACTTGGTGGGGTCAGGATCGGCCTCGAGCCGGTTCGCCTCAAATGCTGCGCCAAAGTCATAGACTGCTTTGTTGGAGAGAAGCCGATTGACCCGCAAACGCTAGCGAAAAAGGACGGGCTGACTCTCGAGGCGTTTCAGCAATGGTTTTTTCCTGGCGGAACAGGATCCTTCTCCGGCAACATTATTCATTTCACAGACATGAGGTATTCATTATGACGCTACCAGCCTACATAGAGCAAGGAGCCGAGCTCCTGGATGCAACCGGCCACGCATACAGAGCCGAGCATTCAGGAGACAGCGACGAGTGGGGTAACCCAAAACTGAAGCTAATCGACATGAATCCCAGCTCCGGAGCAAGCGTTCCATCAGACGCAGAGTGGACGGTCTCACAATTGCAGATGCTTAGGTTTAAGGTGAAGCCATGAACGAAGACATAAAAATCAGAGCAGTCGAGATGGTAGAAAGCAGAGGAACACAGCATGCCTGAGAAAATAGCCTTGTCAAATATGCCGGCTTGCCCTGTTTGCGGACTCAAGCCCCGCCTGAGCATCAGCATGACTTCATGCGTTGCGGCCCACTCCTGCGTTTGCGGTGTGAAGGTTTCAACAGTGGAGCAACCATACGAAAACAGAGAGCAGATTGCACTCGACTGGTTCGCATGGTGCGAATACTTAAAAGAAAAGAATATTACTGGAAACATGAAATAACCGCTTGACAAAACCTCCGCTACTGGTAAGGTTGCGGAAATCAAACTGGAGGACATTAAATGGAACGCCCAACAAAAGGTACTCAAGCGGAACGCCTACTCACTTGGATGGAAGCCGGCCACAAAGTCACCCCCCTGGACTCTTGGGAGTTGCTCGGGATCTACCGGCTCTCGGATGTTGTCCTAAAGCTGCGAAAGAGGGGCTACAATATCGTGACCCATGACGCAGAGGTTCCGAATAAATACGGAGAGACGGTCACAGTTGGCGAGTACGAGCTGAAGGGGACCAATCCAGAACCAGACTGTGATCATTGCCCAGTATCTAACAAAGACGGGTGCAGGGTTTGCTTTAATAACCCAAAACATGGAGGTGCGATGTATCAAGACGAGATGTTCAAAGTTAGATAACCGAAACGAGACAAAAAGGAGAAAGAATCATGACAGAGCAATTTGATAACCTACCAGTTCCGCAGACGGCGGAAGTTGTTCAGGCTGTGCAGAGCCTCGGAGACTTGCTTCCGACGCTGGAAAAGAGGATGGAGATCCTCACGCAGTTCCAGCGCTACATAGATAAGCAGGTCAACCCTGAGGTTGACTTCGACAAGTTCGACGGGACTATCCGGAGAAATATCAATTACGCAAAGAAGGTGTTCAGGATAGTTGGCGGCTCTTGGAGCTGGCTTAAAGACGATCAGGGGCGCCCTATGGTTGTGAGGCTGGACTATGAAGACAGCCAAGGGAAATACTATGTGTATGAAGCCTCAGGTTGCTACACATTGCCCAACGGGGAATCCATAGAAGGAACAGGTATGTTCTCGAGCAGGGACAAGTTCTTTGGCCGTAAGAGTGGCGAGTTTAAGCCTGTTGAGGATGTAGACGAGCGCTCCGTAAGGCAAGCGGCCCAGACTGAATGCTTCAAGAAGTGTATTTTCACGGCTCTAGGCTACGGAGAAGCAACGGAAGCAGAGCTGGCGAAGTGCGGCGTTAATACTGGCGATACCAGCGGCCACGACTTCGAGCGGCGCAAGGGCAATCAGGGCGGAAACACCGACTCTGACGAGCAGGGCGACAAGAGGGCTGAAATCAAGCGCATGTGTGTTGATATGTATAACGTGGCTTTCCAGCCCGACGACGCCGACGCCTTTGGCAAGCCTGAGGATGTTCTCAAGTATCTGACCAAGAGCAAGAACGGCAAGTTCAGCGGCTGGGATAGCTTCGAGAAGATCAGCGCAAAGGGCGTTGATATAGGCTTTCCTCAGATTGAGGCAGCATACAACGAAGTTATGAAAAACGACTTTTAAATTGGGTGCTCCCGTTGCCAGATTAGCGCTTGTCATGCGGTCTATGCTTTCGCTAACGTCCCAGCGGGATAAGAGCCGCCAAAGGCTCAACCTCCAGCCGTCGAAGGAAGGGGCGACGGATAATAGGCCGCACCCCAACATTTTTTTAACCGAATAAATGAAGGAGCACCAAATGCAGGAAATACCGAAAATAGTAGAAGCAATTGACGAAATGTACATGGCGAAGGCTCAAGCCTACCCGTCCAAATCTTGCCACGCCTCAAAGATTGGGCACCCTTGCGCTCGATATCTCTGTTACGATCAGGTGGCGCCGGAAGACAAAAAGAAGCCTAACCTCTGGCTGATGCAGCGGTTCGAGATAGGCAATGTCCTGGAAACGGTCACGGTCAACGATATGCAAAACGCTCTCGCCGGTCAGGGAATCAGGGTCGAGCAAACAAACGTCCCGATCCCTGAGAATGAGTGGAACATAGGCGGAAAGATTGACTGTAAGCTGGTTATGCCTGACCGCTCTTCAATTCCCGTTGAGATCAAGAGTATTCAGCAGTTCGGTTTCGCTAAGCTTGACAAGGTTGAAGATATCCTGAACGCCTCGGCGGTCTATATGAGGAACTACTACGGCCAGCTCATGACTTACATGCACTTCACGAAGAGCCCTGTCGGGACTTTCATTTTCAAGGAGCTTGGAGGCGCTTACAAACAAATCGACATGAACTATGATTTCGACTTCATGTTGGGGTTGCTGAACAAGGCGGCCCTTGTCAAAGAGCGGGTGGATCTCTACCGTGAAGCCTTTAACGAGAAATCTGGTGACATAAATCTGGACGACTATCTTCCAGAACGAGTCAAGTTCTCGGGCAATGTTTGCGGCAAGTGTCCATTCTTGAGCCGGTGCTGCCCCGACATGGCTAACATTGAAGGCGTGGAGAATCTCCTGGATGACTTAGAGCTTGCAGAGCTCTGCAAGACCAGAGACATGCTGGACAGCTATGCCAAAGACTACAAGAAAGCCGACGACGCTATAAAAGCGCACGTCAAAGCTAAAATGGCCGGCGCCGAGGTTGGGGCTGAGAAAACATTTCTTGTGGACGGTTTCTCCTTGAACGCTAAGGCAGGAAAGCGTATTTCTTACAACATACCGAAAGATGTGAAAGGACAATATGCTTGCGAGGCTGTCACTATCCGAACAAAAATCGAATCAATTGCACCCGACTCAGAATAGGAGCGGTGCGCTTTGAAACGATTCACTGATACATGCAAATGGGACGACAAATGGTTCCGCCGACTCAAGCCAACATGGAAGCTCGTCTGGCTCTACTGTAAGGATATCGCTGACAATGCTGCGGTTATAAACCTTGACGAAGAGCTAGCCGAGTTCCGTATTGGCGCAAGGGTTCATTGGGAAGAGTTCGAGCGTATTTTTGACGGGATTATCTTGCCGATTTACACTCCTTCCGGACAACGCCGGTATTGGATCCCAAGTCAGATATACGAGCAGTGCGGGAATCTTAACGAGCGTTGCGTCCCTCATAGAGCTATAATTAAGGCGCTTGACTCATGGAAGCTGCTTGACAGGTACAACGATATGATCTGCGAGATGGTAGCGGACACCGAGTCCGATGATGACCAAGACGTGTTTCCCGGATTTGAGGGCGGAAGCAAAGTCAAGAAGCTATCCGACGAGGATGTTGTTCTTATTTGCGAGCGCTGGAACAAGGTCGCCAAGCCTAAAGGACTGGCAGAGATTGTCAGCGTAAGCGGGGCCAGAAAGCGGCACTACCTCAAACGGATTAAAGAGTTTCCGGCTTTCTGGGACGTAATAGAGAAAGAGGTTCCTCTGCTCAAGCCGTTTGCTTGCGGCAAGAATGAGAGTGAGTGGTCTATTACTTTTAATTACTGCGTAGAGTCTCAGGACAAGTTCAACAAGCTCAGAGAGGGCGCCTGGCGCTCAGTCAAGTTACAGAAAGAGCAAAGGCTCGAAGAGAGCAAGAAACGGCGGGAAGCAAAGAAACGTGAAAAAGCTGTTCAGGATTATGTCGAGGTGTTGAGAGAGCTCGGCGACCAATACAGCGAGTCAGAGTTGTTAGACAGCAAGCGATCCTTTGCCCGAGAGTGGGGGACAGAGGCGCTGCAAATGGTCGAAGATAAACTGAAGGAGAGGGTAGCATGACATTGATAACCATACTGTTAGGATTGAACTTGCTCGGGCTGTTCTGCCTGTACTGCATGGCTCTGACACTTCAAAAGCATTTCGCTGATCTGCTGGAAATTGTTCGGCAACATATAAAAGGAGAAAAGAAAGAAGCGACAGAGAAAAAGGAAGAAACTCCGTCCCTGCCAAGACAGAGGCGGTTCAGTTAATAACCGAAAACAAGGAGACATTGATATGTCAGAAGCAAAGAGAATCAGGAAAGAGAAATTCAACCAAGCGCTCAAGTGCAAGCTTTCTCAGGAAGAGATCCTTCAAGCCGGCGAGGGTATGGCTAACGCACAGAAAGAGCTTCTGGAAATAGAGGACGAGCTCGCCTCCATCAAGGCACAGTTCAAGAGCAAAGTTGAGTGCGCTACTGCTCTGATAAAAAAGAACGCAAACCTTATCAGGGACAAGTTCCAGCACAGAGCTGTAGAATGCCAGAGGGTTTTCGACTACGACGAAGGGATTGTCACCGAGTTTCGAACCGACACCGGCGACGCAATAGCCTCTCGGCCTATGACTGACGACGAGCTTCAAATGGAAATGGAGATGGATTGAGGTTCGTCCTGAATATAACGCCCCCCAAAGCGACGCACCAAGGCAGCCTCGCAGTTCTGCGCCGTCGTGGCGGGGGGCATTTTCTCGGCAAGAAGAGCAACTCAAGGGGGGCCGCTACCGTGAAGCTCTTATCATTTGAGGTTATGCCCTTTAAGCCGCCGGCGCCGCTTCTCGGCCCTCTTCGCTTGCGGGTTTTCTGGGTTTATCCTTGGGGCGCAAAGCATGGAAAGAAGGTCAGAGCCAGAGGTGAGGTGCCTTGCGCAACAAGGCCAGACTGCGACAATTTGAGCAAAGTCCTTTGTGATGTTCTCGGAAAGCAGGGCTTCTACAAGGATGACGGACAGATTTCAGAGCTGATTTTTTGCAAGCGCTACGGCGATCGGCCGAGAATAGAGGTCGAGCTGGAGCAATTGCGCCTCTAAAACGCCCTACAAGCCCCCAACTCTCTGAGCCTAGTCAACTATCCTCTTCAGGCTTTTTGGCGCCGCTGGCTCAAATCTGGGCAACTCTCAGCGATTCTGGACGATATTGTCGGTCACATCTCGGAAAATACCGAACATGATACGGTTCTCTATGGTTTTCGGCGTGAAGAGAGCCTTCTTTTTGCCAGCATATCCGTCCAGGCAGTCCGGGTTCTGAGATATACAAGCCCTTTTCAGGAGCTCAGAGCACCATGTAAGGCGAATAGGCGGAAGGATCCCCGTCTTGTCGACCAGAGCGTTGTAAATAGGCATGGCTAGAAGGACCATCTTTTTCTTATTTGGGTAGGGTAAGCCGATCAAATTGTCGACGAAATAAGCGGCTGCGGCTCGCCTTTGCACTTTCCCGAGCGTCTGGAGCCTGTAAAAGCGCACCAAATAGCCGTCCTCATTCATAAGGCGCTCGTAATCTGAAATAGGCGTCAGGGCCGATACAGGCGGCTTGGCTTCGGCAATAAACCACTTCCCGCCCTTCTTTACGACCATTGCGTTGTGATTAGTGAAAGAATGAACGCCGATCCGAATTGCCTTCGCTTCGAGCGTCTTATTGTTGCGGCCTGTTATAACCAGCCCCTCTTCCAGCGCATTCTCGTCAATGTATATCATTTTCAGCCACCGTTGCGTTTATAGCAACCTTGTCCTTTCCTTCCCAAGGCGACCCGAGAGAGCCGGCGGGAAATGAGAATTAACTTTGAGCGCCTCGCCGAATCATTTCAGCAAGAAACGCAACAACTCCCGAAATGACTGTTGCTGCTGCGGAAAGCTTCCCCCAATCCTTACGAGCCTTGAACTGGTTTTCGTCCTCGAGCTGCTCAATCCTGTGACCATTGCTTCGGCCTCTGGCGCAACCGTTGGTATGCAGATCAATGACTTGAGACTCTAGCCTGTCAAACTTCCGCTCGAGCCTGTCCATCTTTTCGCCGTTAGAGCGCATTATCCCTTTCATTTCTCCAATCGCCTCCGACACTTGATCTAGTTCACCAGCCATCCTTCGGCGCTCCCTTCTATCGTCGCTTTACTTCTATGATATTACTACGCAAACTTCCGTCCTGAGATGCAATCATTGTCCAACATCTTGCATTTTTGCCAGGAAAAGAGTGGCCGCCATACCCGTTGACGACGTTATGCAGAACCTTTGCTCGCTGTCCGCCGGCCGCCCAGTGGTCGAACTTGCCTCCAACGATTTCTCCGTTTTTCTCGTAGAAAAGGCAACAAATAGCGTCGATGTATTTTCCCGTCCTAGCATCCAGGAGAGATGGCCAGTGATAAGTCTGGTAATCCGTATAAATCATTGCCTGATTCATTTCAGCCGAGCGGAGAGTTGCGTTCTTTCTGGCTCCAGCAAAGTTGGGGCCAAGCCACCGCTTGATCTTTGACGGTTTTATAGCGTCCGCAGCTTCCGCCGGCGGAGCTGGCTTTTTCTTCTTCCATATCTTAGAGAACAGCTTTTTTATGAAATCAACCCAGCGTTTCATGTTTTGAAACCTCTTTTCCTAAGCTAGTTGCTCGTTATCTGATTGGTTGTAGCCGCATCAGCCGTGATGTAGAACAGGTTAGTGCCATCCCCTGTGAGATAGTCGCCAGCAGGGAACTTGAACTGCGTTGCCTCTACGCCCCCAGCCGCCTCGATGCTAACACCGCTTGCGTTGGTTGTGGCAACGTCTAGGGGGGCGGAGGGTGCGTTTGTGCCGATGCCGATGTTGTTGGATACTACTAGGTCGTAGTCGGGGATGATGAAGTTGGTGGTAGCCTCGTCAACTCGCATGAAGTAATTATCAGTAACATTGTTAAGCGCAAGGAACTGACTGCCTTCTGCCGCTAACGTGTAGTCATCCTCACTAGCGTTGATGTCGGTGAAATTCATTAGTGGAATGGTTGCCTGTACATTGAATAGCGACCCCTTCACTGTTCCGACTGCCATAACGTTGCCATCTGCATTTATATCATCCGTAGACG